CCACGCCGCCCACGCCGCCCACGCCGCCGCCGCCCACGCCGCCCACGCCGCCGCCGCGTCCGCCGCCGCGGCGTCCGCCGCCTGCTGTTTCTCGGGGCTGGGGTCAGCCAGCCAAGCGGCGGCGGCGTCAAGAGCGGCCTGGACGCGGGGGTCCGGGTTGAGGTGCGCGACGTGCTGGGCGCACGCGAGGGCGAAACGGACGCAGAGGTCTTTCCGGCCCAGGCGTGCGGCGACCCAGAGCAAGTCTGGGATGGTCGCCCCTGCCTCCAGGGCTTGGGCCGCCGTCATGGCCTTACGGCGCCCGAAGGCAGGGATCTTGTCCAAGGAGCATGGCTCCAGGGCGATAACTTGGTCTCTCGTGAGCTTGAGCACTGTGGCCCCCTCTGCTGCGTCAGAGCGCCACACTATCTGAGTTGACGGCGGCGTCAAGTAACCTTTCGCACCGATTGACCTCAAGCCACGCCATGCGCTCCAGGCGGCGGGCCAGGCCGCACGCCTTGGCGATGCGACGGCGCCGACGGGCCTCCCCGATCGCGAGAGGGCGGAAGTCTTCCCCCTCCAGGCGTTTGCGACGCTCTATCTCAGCGACAAATTGCCGAGTTCGGCGCGCGGCGTGGTCGGCGGCAATTCGGGCGGTCTCATATTTAGAGAGCGCGGTAGCCAAATTAGCGGCGGCAATTTCGAGATTGGTCATTTTTAAATTCCGTAAATTTCCGGAAGGCCTCCGGAATTTCCCGGAGTTTACCGGAATTAATTTCCCACGAAACGGGAAAATTTTGGATGTATCTAAGTGGCTGTAGTTTATTATGATTTAATGCGTTCCCACAACCTCCCGTACAACCCAAATTCCGGTACTGCGCGCGTACACGTGCGAGGGCGTGCGCACACGAGGGAAATTATCACTCAAAAACTCTGGGATTGGTTGAAATATTATTCAAGCCAATAAAATCAATGACTTAGATACTTCTATTTTTCCCCACATATCTAAGGTTTAGTGAAAATTCGTTCAATGATTTCAACAACTTAGATACATCGAATTTTTTGGCTCTTACGGGAGACTTGTTTTGTTCTTTTTGAAATGGGGCAGAAATCACCTCGGGGAGCCTCGGGAAGCTGAATTGACGGAAAGTTTCACCAAGTCACCCAAATTGGTGGAAGTAGTTTTACAACCCGGACGATACCACGCCCAAAGTGGTTGCAATAGCCCCCACACCGTGGCCTTTATGCCACCATGAGCGCCGCCGCCTTCGCCCGTCCCGAGTTGACCGCCCGCCAGATGCGGTTTGCGCAGCACTACGTCTTGACGCAGCACGCCGCGGACGCATACCGGGCCGCCTACGACTGTGAGGGGTGGCCGGCGAAGAAAGTGGGCGTCGAGGCCAACAACGTCCTCCGCTCCCCGAGCGTTCGCCTCTACATCCGTGAACTGCAGGACCAACTGGTGCTGGACGGCTCGTTCACCGCGCAAAAGGCGTTGAGCTATTTCGTCCAGATCGCCATGGCGGATCCCAACGAGGTCGTCTCGCTCCGCATTGGCTCTTGTCGCTTCTGCCACGGCGTCGAGCACCGGCGTCAGTGGCGCGAGCATGAGTACCTGGCGGCCGTGACGGCCTGGGAAGCCTCTCCGGGCTCTGGCGCCATGCCTGACCCCGCTGGCGGCCTTGAATATGACGAGACGGCGCCCCCGCATCCCGACTGCCCCGTCTGTCATGGCGAGGGCGAGCCGCGAACCGTGCTCAAGGACACCACGCAACTCAGCCCGGAAGGGATGCTCCTCTATGGCGGCGTCAAGCAAACGGCCAATGGCCTGCAGATCATCCTGGCCGATCGAATGAAGGCTATGGAGCTTGCGTGTCGGCTGATCGGCGCCTTCAACGATAACGTCACGGTCAAAGCGGAGCTCAAGGCCATGGCCACCGTGATCACCGCGGCGACGCCCGAGGAGGCCGCCCGGGTCTATATGGACATGGTGGCGGATAAACTCCCCGCTACTTGACGGCTTGGTCAACTCTGATATCTTGCGGGCCTCACTCACGGGGACTTGCCATGACACTCCGCCAATTGTTCGCCAGCGCCGCGCGCTTCCTGGGCTTTGCGCCTCGGGGCCGGAAGCATCTCGATTTCGAGCGCCCCTCTCAGGCAAGCGGCTTCTGGCCCGTTGCGGGAGATACCTCCTCGGGCCTCGCGGACGCCTTTTCCAGGATGTCGAAGAACCCTCCGCAAGATCGGCGGGACCTTGGCGCCATCGTCACGTCGAACCCGACGCGCGGGGATTTTTATAAGCGCTTCAAGGAAGCCCAGACGGACAAGTCGGCGGCGGAGCTTGTCGACGAGTGGCGCGCGCGCCATCCCGACGTCGTCGCCGCTTGGGACGCCGGGGCGAAGACGGAATACGACGCCCGGGGAAACCCTCATCCAGACGGACGGCGAGGCCCGAGGAGGTATCTCCCGCTCAACACCGCCCCAACCCCCGTGACCCCAGAGCCGCCGCTCGACATCATCCAGCGTTCGGACTTTAGCGTCGTTACGTCTCGCAAGTCGGCCCAGCTGGACGGCCTCGCCTACTGGGTCGAAGGGCCCAAGGCGGACGGCCTGTTTTGGCTCTACCACCGCAAGACGCCCGACGATCGGGCCGAGCCCGTGCGCGGCTACACGCGGCGCCGGAATGCCCAGGCGCGGGCCATCACACTCCGCATGTTCGGAGACGAGGGTCCGCCCGCCTTTGACGGCCAGGGCCAGCTGGATGCGGGCAAATGAGCGCCGCCGTCCTGGCCGTCTCGGGCGTGGCGTTGCTGGGCGGCTTCGTCGCCGTGGCCAAGCGCTTCCCGGCCGCCGCGGTTGTCCCGTGCGCGCTGTTCTGGGGCGGGCTGGCGGCCTGGGCGGTGCTGTCATGAGCCGCCGTCGCAAGCGGTATCCCCCGGCGCCGGCCATCGCTCCGGAATTCATCCGCCTGGCCTTCGAGCGGCCGGGCTCAACGACAAGTGGCGGGGAGTTATGCCGGCGGTGTGGCCTCGCCATGATCGACGGCACGGCCGGCTGGAGGTGCGGACTATGCGCTACGTCTTGATTTTTTGGCGGGCGTTTGTCCGATCGTCGGGCCGCGCGCTTCCCTGGGCGTTGCTCGTGATCGGGCTCGCGGAATATGCCAAGAGGTGCGCATGACCCAGCCCGACCGCCACACCCTGGCCGCCATGATCGCTCCCGACGCCTTCGAGCGCGCGGCAATTGACCGGGCGTTCTTTGCGGCGCGGGGAGAGCCGGATCGCGTGTCGCCCTGGGTGGCGCGGGCGGTGGTCGAAGCCTACGCGGCGGCCGATCGGGTGGGATTGCTTTTAGCCTTGACGGCAACGTCAACTCACGACTAAGGTGGGGGCTCAAGAGGAGATTTCCGCATGTCCGCCACGCACGACAGACCTTGCGCCGCCCCCGGCCTGACCGGCTTTCGTTGCAAAACCCCGTATGGTTGGATCATGCCTGTCCGCTTTACACCCACAGATACCAGTGCTAGTGTTTCGGTCATCGGGGCATCCGCTCTGAGATTGAAGGAAGGATAGGACATGGAAACCAAGTCGTTTGACGAGACCTACACGATGCGCAGCACGTTCTTTCGCCTCGTTGGCGCGGCTGCCAAGCTGAACGGGCAGGCCTTTCGGCAGGCCGACCTCAACAACCAAGCCAACATCAAGGAGATCATCTACGAGGCGATGGTCCACTACTTGGTTGAGGCGGAAGGCTACACCCGCGAAGAGCTTGGGGCGGCCTGAGCAATGGGCGAGTACGTCTGCAAGGGCTGCAAAAAGCCCATAATCCCCGGCCAACTTCGCCGGGGTGACAACTGGCACGCGGCCTGCTTTCCGTTGCGGGCAAGCGAGAGCCGACCGCTGACGCCTCGCCCACCTCGCATCCGAGGCCTTACGCCCACGCAGGCCATCATCCTCACGGTCGCCGCGAAGTCGCCCACCGGGTCGGTGGCCTTCGGCGCTGGCGACCGTCGAGGGACGCGGGTGTCCATGGTCGATGACATGGGGCGCCCTTGGATCACCGCTTACGCGACCCCTGAGTTCTTTCTTGAGGGACGCGGGCTGCTGTCGAAGGGCAACGAGCCTTACGTCTACCGGATCACAGACAAGGGCCGCGCGATGCTCGGAAAGGCCGCCTAGATGACCGACCTTCCCTTCCCCCGCTCGCTTCCCGAGTTCCAGAAGCTGTTCCCCGACGACGCAGCGTGCGCGGCCTATCTGGAAGGCGCGCGCTGGCGCGAGGGGTTCGTCTGCGGCCACTGCAACACCGCTGGCGAACCCTTCCGCTTCGAGGCGCGCCCCGGCGTTCTGCGCTGCCGGAAGTGCCGTAAAGACAACCGCTTGACCGCAGGGACGGTCATGGAGGGCACGCACACGCCGCTGAGCGTGTGGTTCTGGGCGGCCTATCTCGTGTCCTCTCAGACGCCGGGCATGAGCGCGGTTCAATTCCAGCGCCAGCTTGGCCTCTCGCGTTACGAGACGGCCTTCCAAATCCTCCACAAGCTGCGCGCCGGAATGGTCCGCCCTGACGCGGATCGCATCGGGCGGATCGAGGATCACGTCGAGGCCTACGCCGCGGCCGATCGGGTGGGGTTGCTTTTAGCCTTGACGGCGGCGTCAACTCACGACTAGAGTGGGGGCTCAAGAGGAGAGACCGCCATGAAGCTTTACCCGTATCAGCAAGCCGTGGTCGACGCCGTTAACGCGGGGGCGACGCTCCGCCCGCGCTGGCCGTCAGAGACCGGTAAATCGTGGGTTTACGAGCGTTTCATGGCCATGAACCTGCCGGCGTCTCTGAACGTTGATTGGCGACAAGACCCCCGCAACGGGGACGACGTCATCACGGGGCGGTCGGATGCGCTTACCTGGGGCGATCTTGACGAAAGCCCCGCCGACGTTGGGGCCCGAATGCACAAGGCGGCGGCGCAGATCATCTTTGACGACCCGCTCGCTTGGGACTTTGCGGAGCTTGAGGTGCGCGTCGCAGCGCACGTGGCCGGCAACCGCGCGGCCCGTCGGAAAGCGGCGGCCAAGGCCCGCCGGTCATGAGCCGTTACATCGCCCTCCCCGCCGGACCCGTCACGACCAGCAGTTTCGGCTATACTCAGATCATGCCGCCCGGCTCGTGGACGATCTATTGCGGAACAGACCCCATCCGCGTCCATAACGGCTACGCGGTCTTCGCCTCAGAACAGCAAGCGGAGTGGTGCGCGGAGCTCCTGAACGGAGCCTTTGAAACCGGCAAAGACGCGGCGCGCGAAGAAATCCGCGAAGCTTTGGGGATTGAGGCCTCATGACCGCCTACATTTGCGACACGCCTTGGCGGGGCTTCCACTATCTCTGGGCGGACACGTCCGACGAAGCCCAGGGCCTTGTGTGGGCGATCGCGGGCGACCCGGCCCAGGCGCGCGTGGCGGAATTTAACGCGTGGGAAGCCTACCGCGTGACCTCGACGCAGCTGGCGGCGGCCGTGGCGTTTGGCGTCGTCCTGACGGACCGCTACGGCCCGGCCGAATGGCTGGCTAGGCGAGACGGCGACACAAGGCGGCTTGAAATCCTTCTCGCCGCGCGCGACAAGAGGGCTCCCGCATAGGAGCTCCGCACATGACGGACGTTACCACCCTCAGCAATCACGCCCTTATCGAGCTCGGGGGAGCGGTCCTCCGGGAGGGCGAACGCCGCCTGACGGACGCCGGCATGGACGAAGCGGCCCTCCAGCTCAAGCGCTCTCACGCGCTGGCCCTCCGCGCCGCCCAGGGCGTCAAGCGCGCCGGGCTCGTCGAGGCCTTTAGCGGCGACGACAAGGACCCCTAGCCGTGGGGCCGATCGCCATAGCTTTCGGGCTGGCGTGCGTGGCGGCTCTCGTGCTGGCCGCGCTCGCCCGCTCGTGGGCCGCCTTCATTGGCGCCGTCGTGCTGTCGGCCATGTGGGCAATCACGAAGATTTACCATTTCCCGTCCGACAGCGTCGAGGGGATCCAAACCGACGCGATTTGCTCGCTGTTGGGCGGGGTATTCGGCGTGCTGGCGGTGGCCGGGCGCTCGTCGGATCTCTGGCGCCGATCGTTTACCGCGGCCATGCTCGCCAGCGCCTTCGCGACGTTCGCCTACGCCTGGTCTTTGCGGTTTGGGTTTGCCCCGCCCAAGCCGCTCTATGAGTTCACGCTCAACATGCTATACGCGATTGCAATAGCCTCCGATGCTTCGCCGGGGTTGAGCCGTGGAATTCGCCTTTGCCTGCCTAGTGGCTCTGATCTGGGGCGTTGGTCTCGTCCTCCGGGCCGTCAAGGCCGCACGGGATAAATGATGGAAACTCGCGTCGCGATCATCTCCGTTCTGGGCGTCATTCTCGCCGCGGCGCTGTCCTCCCTGGCCACGATGTGGGTCGCCCGTCGTCAGGCGCCGGCCTTGGCGCGGGGCGCGGACGCTCAATGGCAAGCCCAGATGACGGAGGGCTTTCGCAGCCTCACGGCGCAGTACGAGAAGGCCAACGAGGACTTGCGGCAGGAGCTGCAGGAGGTCCACGAGACGGTCAAGATGCAATCCGCTAAGATCGGCCAGCTGTCCGGAGTGGTCACGGAGTTGAGCGCCCACATTGAGGTGCTCGAAGCCTCCATGAAAGCGGCAGATATCAGCATTCCCGACCGCCCCCGCTCCGGAATTCCCGGCCTCTTCGTGCTTGAAGGCGGCAAAAACCCGTGATTTCCGACGTCGACACCCTGGCCGCCGTCGCCCAGAGCGTGACAGGTCCCGAGACGCCCGCCGCCGCCTCTGTGACCTCGCAAGCCCCGGCCAAGACGGCCTGGGCGCTCGTGCTGTCCGGGCCGGCATTGTCGGCCATGCTGATCGGGTGCGTCTGCGCCCTGACGTTCATTTTCTGGCCCGACGCCATTCGGTTGGGGGCGATTGGCCTGGCCACGCAGATCGTCCGGGCCGTAATGATAGTCGCGTGCGTTCTGTCCTTGCTGCTGGGCCTTGTGGTTTTCCGCCTGGCGTCGGGTGGTTTGAGATCTGTGAAAGCGTCGGCCGGTCCCGGCTCAATCGAGGTTGCCACGGGCGATTGATCGGGTTAACCGTGAGCGCATGAGCCAAATTCCCGTCAAACGGTACGTCCAGATCGGCAGTGGCGAGGGCGGCGCGACGCGCGCCCCGACCCGTCCGGCGGTTCCCCCCTCCTCGCTGGATTTGAGCAAGCGCTCGAATAGCGGCTTCCTCCTCCTCTTTGGGATGATCTGACATGGCCGACGACGTACTCCAGCCGGTAATCAACGGCGACCAAGAGGTGTTCCAGGCGCTGTTCTCGCGTCAGGTCATCGGTCTCCAAGACGTCGACACCCCGTATTCCAAGGACATCGACCGTCCCGCGCTGCTGGCCGCCCTGGCCGCCGCCACGCCCCTGGCCGCCGGGGAGGCGCATGTCGGCCAGGTCGGCGGGACCACGGCTGTCGTCTCGGCCATTCCCGCCGTGACCGCGGTCGCATACACCGCCGGCCAGGTCATCGGCAACTTGATGACCTTCGCGGGCATGGCGCGCGCGGCCGGCGGAACGGGTCTGCTGCAGGATGTGGCGATCCAAGCCAAGTCGATCCAGACCGTCGCCGTGGATCTGGTCCTCTTCAATGCCGCCCCCGCCGCGTCCACCGTGACCAATGCCGTCGCGCTGTCGATCGCGGACGAGGACGTCTCGAAGGTCGTGGGCGTCGTCCATCTCGACGACTGGACGTCCCTGGGCGCCACCAGTTACGCCCAAGCGGGTCAGCTGGCGCGTGCCTACAAATGTGCTACGGGCGTCTCGGATCTCTTCGGCGCGCTCGTCGCACGCGGCACGACCGCCGCCCTGGGGTCCACGACGGACCTGCAGGTGGTGGTCACGGGGTTGCAAGACTGATGCCTGGTCTCGTCGGCCCCTCCCGCGTCGCCGTCGCCCTCTCCCCCGGCAAGGGTGGGGGGGTCCCTAACCGCGCCTTGGTGATCGGCGGTGTCCCCGTCCAGATCGGCAGTTTCTTCATTTTGATCGGAGCCTAAGATGGACGCTTACGACACCAAGGTCGCGGCTCAACGCGCCATCGTTGCCGGGTCGATGCCGGACAGCCTCCTGTCTTCGATGTTGCGCGGCGCGCAAAGCGGTCTGCTGCCGCCCGCGATGGCTTCCGCGCCAACGGTCACGTTCACCTCGGACAGCAACCCCGTCGCCTCGTTCGGGGCGAACTACGCCACCGCCTACGACACGACCAAGGTCACACACCTTGGCGGCGTTTGGGTTCGCGATGGCGGGAACATCTTTTCCAAGCCCGTTGTCGCGACCTCCGCGCTCGGCGGCGACGCCTACTCGTCTGCCGACAATGGGTCTCACCAGTATCTCGGACCAGCGGCGCTGGCCTGCACCTATCAGGGCACGTCCCTTAAGCTGGCTGTCTACGCGCGCGACGGTGCAAGCAAGGTGCAAACCCGCGTCCGCAACAATGGCCGTTGGGAGGACTGCGGAACCGTAATCTCGCTGACCACAGGGCAGGCCGGATTTATCACTGTGACGTTCGCAGCGGCGAGCACCAACGCCATCCGCTTCGATTGTGACCGCAACATGCTCCTTTTTGGTATTGTGGCGGGCGAGGAAGGCACTGGCACAATCTCACCTTATATACCACGCGGCCCGTCTGAAGCTATTATGGTCGATAGCTTCGGTATGCCTACGGCGACGTTCGGTTGGGACGCCTCGCTGCCGGTGTGGGCTGGCCAATTCCAGGCGTCTGGGTATTTGCTCGGGTGTGATCGGTTTGACGTAATGTCGGTCCCCGGCACCGGGCTGGTCTTTCCCGGCGGCAATACCAACTTCCTAGACCGCTTCGCCGCCGACGTGATCGCCAGAGGGCCTTACAAGTCGGTACGCATCTGCTGCTCGGTGAACGACGCCGCCAACGGGGTGTCGCCCGCCGCCCAGGTCGCGAACCTAAACGCCTGCCTCGACCTGATCCCGGCGGCGTGGGGGGCCATTAAAAAGGTCGAGAACGTCCCCTACGTTAGCAACGCCAATGCGACCGCCTACGCTGCGTCGAATATTGCCATTGCGGCTGCTGTCGCGGCGCGGGGCGACGTGAACGTGTTCATCGATCGTTCGAATTGGGTCTACGGCACCGGGTCGATCACGGACCTGAAAGATGACGGCAACGCCGACCTCTGCACTGCCGCCGACAAGATCCATCTCAGCCCCTACGGCCAGGACTATTCAGCCATCCGGCGGCGTGAAATCGAGATGTCCCTGCTCGCCGCCTAGGCCCCCACACCCCTACTCATTCTGAGGCTGGCATAGACCCTGCACCGGGGACCTCGCAACCAACCGCGAGGTCCCAAAAATGCACACCTTTTCCGAAGCCGCCGAAGCATACATCCACGCTGGGGGTGAGGCCCGATATCTCCCCCGACTGATCGAGCACTTCGGCCATCGGCCCGTGGACCAGGTCACGGCTATGGAGGTTCGGTCCGCCGCAATCGAGCTTTATCCGGACGCATCGCCCGCCACACGCAATCGCCAAGCCGTGACCCCCGCCCGTGCGGTCCTTTATTTTGCTCATGAAATGGGCTGGCGCATGATCGCGCGTATTCGGCTGTTCCCGGCCCCCAGGACGCGGAAGGTAGTCCCGGCCAGTCGTCGTTGGATGGAGCGGTTCGTCGAGCAATGCGACGCGGACGGCCTGCAGCATGTCGCCGCGTGCGTCCTATTCATGAACCTGACGGGAGCGCGGGTTTCGGAGGCGATCAATTTGCGCGGCGCCGACGTCGACCTTGCGGCCAGGACGGCGCTGTTGGTCAAGACGAAGACCAGCGTGAACAGTACGCGATATCTCCCGGACCAACTTGTCGAGCGCATCCGGGCTTTAGGTGTCGGGCCGGGCGCACGGGTCTTCGGCTACAAATGCCGGTTCTCCGTCAACGAGCGGATCAAAGCCGTCTGCGGACGTGCGGGCCTGCCGTACAAATCGAGCCACACCGTCGGGCGGCACGCATTTGCCACAAATGCGCTCAACGCAGGTGTCGGGGTGAAGGTGGCGATGGACGCGGGCGGGTGGAAATCGTCAGTCATCTTTCTCGAAACCTACGCGCATACCCTCGACGCCGGCCGCACAGTCATGGAGCGGTTTAACGCGATCCATTATCAAGACCAATTTTGATGGGCTTGACGCTCCCGTCAGGCCAGAGCTATCTAAGATCATGACCCTTCGCAACGCGCTCCTCGCCCTGGCCCTGGCCGCCGTGCTGATCGTGGTTCTCCTCGTCACGAACCGATGCACCGGCCGCCAGCTGGACGCAGCACGCGCGGGCCGCGAGCTTGCCCAGGACGACGCCGCCGGCCGCGCGCTGGAGGTCACGGGGGCCAAGACCCTCAACACCGCCCAGGACGCCGCACGCGCCCAGGCCCAGACCGATCGCGAGGCCGCACATGATCTCGACCAACAAGCCCGGCAAGACCCCGCCGCGCGCGTCCCTCTCCCGGATAGCGTCCGCAATCGCGTGCGCGCTGGCGACGAGCGCTTGTGCGGGAAGCCCGGCGCCGTCTGTCGCTGACGCCCCGCGCCTGGACGTCTCGCCCTGGGCCCGCGAGGCCTGCACCGTGACCACGACGCCCGTGGAATTTCTGGATGATCTGGAGGCGCGCGACCGCGCCCGGGGTCTGGACGTCCGCGAGTGCGACAGTAAGCGCGCCCTGGCCGTCATGACCAGCGACGAGGAACACCGCCTTGAGGATCGCCAGGCCGCGTTGCGCGCCAAGCGCACGGGGTGGGGTTGCCGGTGGTTTGGGGTGGGGTGTTCGTGATGGCCGACATGCTTCTTTTTGGCGGCTTTTTCGTTGTCGCCCTACTTTTGGCGGCTTGGTCGGACCACATGGAGCGAAAACGGTTCCGGCCCTGGGAACCCCAGCCACTTGACCCCGACCGATACCGCGAGCCGCGCGGCACGGGCCGCACGTCGGCTCAAATGCGAGAGGCCCCGGCCGACGCCACCTTCGTCTGGTGCAACGGCCATCTCGACTACCCACGCATCCTGGCCAAGCGCCTGGGCCGGGATGACCTCGTGATCGTCGGGCCGAATGATGGCCGGGCGGAAGATCGCGGGACGGGCCGGGCTATCGTGCGAGACCACGCTCTAGGTTGACGCCCGCGCCCCGCCGCGCGATTATCGCCGCTCTTGAGCCACCCAACCTCTGAGGACCACGCACCATGAACCGTTTCAAGAGTTTCTTCTATCCCGCTCTCGCCGCCCTGGCCGTGCTGGGCGCCGCCTTCGTCGGCTTCGCGCGCACCGTCTTCGATTTCGCGTTCCCGGCCCGCGCCGCTCGCGAACGCCTGGCCCAGGTCGTGCCGTCGCTGATCTCGACGGAAACCTTCATCCAGAACCGCGACGCCGCCCGCGTCGTTCCGTTCGTGAGTAGGCGCTCCGCCCGCGCCCAAGTGAAGACCGCCCGCATGACCCCGGACTTTCTGCCGATGGCCTGCTAAAGCGCTCGATCGCTCCACAAGACCCGAGGCCCCGGCTAATCCCCGGGGCCTTTTTCGTTGACGGCGGCGTCAAGGGTGCGGCATCTAGCCCACATGGCTGACGGTTCCGGGCACATAGAGTTTGACTTCCGCAATCCCGATTACGTCCCGGTGTTCCACGCGCGGGCGCGGCGCCTTGCGTGGATCCGGAGCAACCCGGCCAAGGTTCCGGCGCTCAAGCTCTATTATCGCGAGAACCCAGCGGCCCTGATTAACGATTGGGGCATGACGTTCGACCCGCGCAACGCGGACATCGGGCTCCCGTCGGCTGTTCCGTTCCTCCTCTTCCCCAAGCAAAAAGAGTGGATCTCCTACACCCTCGACCGATGGCAGAACCGCAAGCGGGCGCTATCGGAAAAGAGCCGCGACATGGGGATTTCCTGGCTCGCGGTTTCGACCTCCGTGGCCTTGTGCGTGACGCGCCCGGGTCTCAACATCGGCTTTGGGTCACGCACGGAGGACGACGTCGACAAAGCCAACGACCCGGACAGCCTATTCTGGAAAGCCCGGTTTTTCGTCGACCATCTGCCCCAGGAATTCCGCGCCGGGTATAACCGCAAGGGCTGCACCTCGCACATGCTCATGCAGTTCCCGGAGACGGGTTCGACCATGAAGGGCGACGCCGGCAACGACATTGGCCGCGGCGGCCGGGCGTCCATTTATTTTGTCGACGAGGCGGCCAAGCTGCAGAACGCCCAGAGCGTCGAGGCCTCGCTATCCCAGACGACCAACGCCCGCCACGACATCTCGACGCCCGCCGGCCGCGCCAACAAGTTCGCGGAGAACCGCTTCAGCGGGAAAATTCAGGTCTTCACGTTCGGCTGGCGCGACGATCCCCGCAAAGATGAAATCTGGTATGCGGAGCAACAGGAAAAGCTGGACGCCGTCACGCTCGCCCAGGAAGTCGACCTCAACTATGACGCCTCCGTTACCGGGATCCTCATTCCGAATGAGTGGGTCCAGGCGGCCGTGGACGCTCACGTCAAGCTGGGCTTTGCGCCCACGGGAGCCCGGCGCGGCGCCCTGGACGTCGCGGACGAGGGGATCGACCTCAACGCCTTCGCGCGAGCTCACGGGGTGGTCGTCCAGCACGTCGAGGCGTGGAGCGGCAAGGGGTCGGACATCTTCGACACGGTCGTCCGCGCCTTTGGTCTGGCCGACGATGGGGACATTTCAGACTGGTGGTATGACGCGGACGGCCTGGGCGCCGGGGTGCGTGGGGACGCGCGGGTCATCAATGCGGAGCGCGAGAAAGAGGGCCAGGCCCCGCACAACGTGGAGCCGTTCCGGGGCTCGGGCGAGATCCACAAGCCGGACGACGCGATCCCGGTAGCCGTGGCCTCAGACGGCAAGGACCGCAAAGAGCGCAAGAACAAGGATTTCTTCCTCAACGCCAAGGCCCAGGCGTGGTGGGGGCTCCGCGTCCGGTTCCAACGCACCTTCCGCGCCGTCCAGCTGGTGGCGGCCGGCAAGACGCACGACTACCGCCCGGACGATCTGATCTCGCTGGACAGCGCGTCGCTCGGCACGTCGCTCTCGAAGGTCACGCAAGAGCTTTCCCAGCCGACATATTCCAAGAACACGGCTGGCAAAGTCATCGTGGACAAGGCGCCGGATAACACTCGATCGCCCAACCACGGGGACGCCATCATGATCCTCTTCGCGCCGCGCAAGACGTCGTGGCTTGACGCTATTTAGGTGCAACGGGCTCCATGACTTGAAAGCTAAGGTCGGGGTCTTCCGCGTTTTCCCGAAACCAGAGAAACGCCGGACGACAATTGACGAGCGGGCGATAGACGACGCCCCCGTATCGGTTGAACGGCTCTACCGAAATTACGCCGGCCGCCAAAAGCTCGTCTAGCGCGGCTTGCGTCACTGCGGTCGGCTTGTTTTCGCGAAGGTGTAGAGTCACGTCGCCTTTGCCGGGCGTGATATGGCTAAACCACGCCATGGCGATGGCTTTGGCGCGCTTCGATAGCGGCTCAAGGTCTATATCTGCGATCATCGGGTTTTCCTAAAATGAGTTGCGGCTCGTGACCAGGGATCCTTGCGGAGACCCTCAACCCCCGGCGGACCAGGGGAGGCGCTGGGACCGCGAGCCGCCGAGCCAACCTAGGTAAATTGACGCTCCCGTCAAGTCTAAAACGACAACTTGACGGCAACCCCTCGCCCGCGCGATTGTCCGCGCCATGTCCATCAAATCGCTGATCCAAGGTCTTTGGGGCCGTGTCGACGCTCCGGAACCCGCCGCGCCGCCCGCCGATCGCCAGCGGTTGCTGGACTTCTCGACCAACAATCGAGACACGGCCGCCCACACCTTGGCCCAGTTGCGCGCCAGGATCCACGCGGCCCAGCCTCGCCGCGTGACCCCCACCGGCATGGCCCTGGACGGCCTCCCGACCGTCAATTTCCAGACGGCCGAAGCGCCGGCCATGAGTGACCTCGTCTATTCGTGGTTCGCGTCGCAAACCTTTATCGGTTACGAGACGTGCGCGGTGATCGCCCAGCATTGGCTGGTTGACAAGGCGTGCTCCATGCCCGCCCGCGACGCCATCCGCCAGGGCTACGAGATCGCCCTCGACGGCGCCCCCGACGATGGGGACCAGTTGAAGCGGCTCAAGAAGCGGCTCAAGCGCGACAAGATCAACTGGGAAATGCAGGAATTTGTCCGCCTGGGCCGTATCTTCGGCATTCGGGTGGCGATTTTCACCGTCGACAGCACGGACCCCAAATATTACGAGCGGCCGTTTAACCCGGACGGGATCACGCCGGGCAGCTACCGCGGCCTCGTGCAGGTCGACCCCTACTGGTGCATGCCGGACCTCGACTATTCGGCGGCGGCCAACCCCGCGAGCGGCCATTATTATGAGCCGACGTGGTGGATCATCAACGCCAAGCGATACCACCGCTCGCACCTGGCCATCTTCCGCACGAGCGAGCCGGCCGACATGCTCAAGCCGCTCTATCGTTACGGCGGCATTCCGATCCCGCAGCAAATCATGGAGCGGGTTTACGCGGCGGAGCGGACGGCCAACGAAGCCCCGCAACTGGCCATGTCCAAGCGCCTGACGGTGTGGAAGACGGACCTCCCCAAGGCGTATTCCAACCAAGGCGCGTTCATGACGCACCTTCTCAATTTCGCGTACCTCCGCGACAATTGGGGCGTGAAGGTGATCGACGAGGCCGACGAAATCCAGCAATTGGACAC